CTTCAACGAGTTCTATAACATCGGGATCCTGCCCTGGAAGTGTCTCTATAGAGGCTTCTACAAGCCCTGGCATTACGTGCTGGCGCCGACTATCGCGGATCCTGACCATCACCGGAACCTTTTCTATACGCAGCTGTCAAAGGCCGTCTGCTCGGAGCTGGCCGGGATGGTCTGGACAGACCAGTGCGAGGTCGACGTGAGCATGGACGGCCGCGCCGCGGATGCCCAGGAGCCGGACCCGCTGAACGAGTTCGTCCAGGACGTGCTCAGGAAGAACGCCTTCCAGGTGAAGATGGCGGAGGCAGTCGAGCAGGCTGCAGCTCTCGGAGGCGAGGCGCTGAAGGTGTGGTACGAGGTCCGGAGAGACCGCGAGGGGAACGAGATCCCGGACAGCGGCCGGATCCGGATCGGCTACGCGATGGCGGACCAGTTCGTCCCCACAGCTTGGGATAACGCGGAGGTCACAGAGGGGATCTTCGTCTCCCGGGTGGCGAAAGGCGGCTGGTACTACACCCTCCTGGAGTGGCACATCTGGAACGGCCTGACCTACATCATCCGGAACGAGCTCTACAAGGCCGAGATGAAGCGGGGCGGCGTCGGAGAGAACCAGGACATCCTCGGGATCCGCTGCCCGCTGGCGGAGATCTATCCGTATCTGGACGAGGAGACGACGCTGAATGTGGAGCGGTCCCTCTTTGCCTACTTCCGGACACCGACCGCCAACAATATCGACGATAACAGCCCGCTTGGCGTGTCGATCTACGCGAACGCCATGGAAACGCTGCACGCGATCGACATATGCTTCGACAGCTTCGTCCGGGAGTTCCGCCTGGGTAAAAAGAGGATCATCGTCCCGGCGAGGATGATCAGGACCGTCGTGGACCCGAACACCGGGAAGCAGGTTCGGTACTTCGACGCCACCGACGAGACCTATGAGGCTCTCAGCACGGACGACCCGGACAGCCTGAAGATCCAGGACAACAGCGTCGTGCTGCGTGTCGAAGAGCACGTGGCCGCGCTGAACGCCTTCCTGAACATCTTCTGCCTGCAGGTGGGACTTTCTGCGGGGACGTTCTCCTTTGACGTCCACGGGGGCCTGAAGACGGCCACAGAGGTCGTCAGCGAGAACAGCAAGACCTACAAGACCGTGAAGAATTTCCAGCACCAGATCACGCCGGCGATCGAGCGCGTGGTCGAGGGGATCCTGGATGTGGCCCAGCTCTACGACGTCACCTGGAACGGCCAGAGCGTGGCGTCCCTTGTGGCCGGAGGCTACGAAATCAAGGTGACAATGGACGACGGGATCACGCAGGACCGGCAGACGAACATAAACGAAGGGATCACGCTCGTCGGCGCCGGCCTCATGTCGAAGAAGACCTTCCTCACGGATCCGAAGTATGGCCAGAACATGACTGAGGAAGACGCGGACAAAGAGCTGCAGCGGATCGCGCAGGAAAACACGATCACAATGCCACGGCTTGACGTTCAAGACTTTAACGGCATTGAGTAAAAAGCCTGGGAAGGCTGCACGAGAGAACTGGGTGCTGTAGCCCGTCGAGAACGGTAAACGCAGGGGAGATGCTAGATGAAACCTACAGAAACGAAAAATCTTAGTTGGAAAGATGCGTGGTGGTATCTGCTTCGGGGCGAGAAGATCAAACGCGCCTTGTGGGAAGGATACTGGGCATGGGAAAACAACACGATCATGATGCACTGCCGGGATGGCAGCGTGACAGACATCAGGGATACTGATTTCGTGGCGTATACGTTCAGCAACATCGCACAGCGGGATTGGGAAGTTATTCCAGAATGAGGTGAGACATGGCACAGCTGACGCCGAAGGACATCCTGGAGATCTCCGAACCGGTCGAGGCCATTTACCAGCGCACGGTCGACGAACTCCTGATCAACATTGCGAAGCACTTCACGGTCAAGGGCTGGGAGCGGACCCGCTACTGGGAGATCAAGAAGCTCTCCGAGATGGGGGCGCTCACAGAGGAGAGCGTGCAGATCATCGCGAAGAACACCGGGAAGCTGCCGGAGGAGATCCGGAAGGCGTTCCTGCAGGTGGCGGAGCGCGCCTGCATGGACATCGACCCGCAGCTGAAGAAGGCGGCGGAGAAGGGCGTCCTGCAGGATCCGGGCACCGAGGCATCAACGTCTGTGCTGATGCGCGACATGGTGCAGGCCTATGCGGACCAGGCTGTGGATAAGATGAACATGACGAATCAGACCATGCTGGAGAGCACCCGGCAGGTCTACCAGAGGGCGGTGATAAAGGTCGTCAGCGAGGAGCAGTTGGAAGAGGCGAAGCAGATCCTCGAGACGCAGTCCCTCGAGGTCACGACCGGGCAGGAGACCCGCGTCCGGGCGATCAGGAAGGCGATGGATCAGATGAGCGCCGCGGGCATCACGGGCTTCTACGACCGCGCAGGACGCGCCTGGAGCCCCGACGCCTACAGCGCGATGGTCGTCCGCACTACGAGCCACAATGCCTACGTGAAGGCCATCCAGACGCGCCAGCAGGAGTTCGGCGGAGGGGACGTCTTCCAGGTCTCCAGCCACCCGGGAGCAAGGCCGCTCTGCTATCCTTACCAGGGGAAATTTTTTAGCTGGGGAGGCGGTCCGGGCGAGTTCACCGACGGTGGCGGGAAGAAGCACCGCTACGACAACATCGCGAACAGCTCCTACGGGGAGCCAGCGGGGCTCTTCGGCGTCAACTGCGGGCATCATCCGATCCCGATGATACCGGGCTTCAGCTACCCGCAGGACGGCCCAGAGCAGGACGAGGAGAAGAACCGGAAGGAGTACGAGCAGTCGCAGGTCCAGAGGGCCTACGAGCGCGAGATCCGGAAGGCGAAGCGCGACCTCGAGATCGCGAAGGCGACGCACGACGACCAGCTGATCGAGGATGCGAAGAAGCGCGTGAAGGATGAGCAGGCCCGTATGAGGGACTGGATCGCCTCCACCGGGCGCGTCCGCAGATACGACCGCGAGCAGATCGGAGACGGTAAACGACCGCCGGCGCCGCGGAGAGCCGCGCCGGATGACCCGGTGAAGACTATAAGCGGATCCCTTCGTGCGGATCCTTCTGCTGTAGACATTAAGCAGCTTCCGGAAAAAGGACAGAGGGTAATCTCGAAGAGCATCGAGAAGACGCTGAAAAAATACCCGGTCTTGGCAGAGCACACAAAGCAGGTGGTATACGACGCCGCCATGGATAAGGCCATAGCTTCCAGCGAGTCACTGACTGGGACCGTCAAAGTAAGCAAACACTATCAGGATATTGAAAGGCTCAGGAAAGAGTACGCTTTTGACGTAAAGCAGAAACTCCACCCGGATGGAACCACGTACGAGAGCATCATAACGCACGAGCTCGGGCACCAGATGGACGGACTCCTCACAAGGAAGGGCATAAACGGCGGGAAGATTACGCCCTTTGGTGTGACGCGGACAAGTGTGGCTGTACAGCATGAAGTGCTGGAGCGTCTTGGGCTCACGGATCAGAAGCTGCGGGAGATTCGTGCCGGCTATAAAGCGCAGGGTTTATCCGGCGCAGATCTGAATCATGCCGTGGCTTTTGAACGTAAGGAATTTATAACAGATCATGTTTCCATCTATGCTGCTGAAAACAGCAACGAATTCTTCGCAGAGCTTTTCGCGGAGTATACAGACAGCCCGAAACCGAGAGAGGCTGCACGAATATTCGGCGAGATCCTCGAGCGTATGCTGGGAGAAATCAAATGATATTCACAGGAGGTGAGGACGGCCTCAGCGAAAAGATCGCTTACTATGAGCTCCAGGATCTTCGCAAGTACTGCGAAGAGAATGGAATCAAAGGTGACGCAGCAAAGGCCTTTATAAAGAGATCTATGTCGTCTATAGCTAAAACGAGAGAAGGAGGAAGCGATGGCTGACTGTAAGCACGAGCTGAAGTACCTCGTCGGCATGGCCGACGGGATCCACTGCCGCAACTGCGGGAAGATCCTCCCGGGTATGCCGGCAGCCGAGAAAGTTGAACCCAAGAAACCGGCACCGAAGAAAGGAGGAAAGACCAGTGCCCGTAAACAGTGAAGACGAGAAAAACAAAGAGGCCTATGAGGTCGGGGACCTGATCCACAGCGCAGCGAACATTGTCGAGCAGGCGATCCGCATGGAGGACCCGGACAGCAAGAAGGCCCTGCAGGCGGCAGCGAAGACGCTGCTGCAGAAGGCGATCGACCGCCTCGACGAGAGCGTCGGGGCCGCGGTCGCGGATGATGAGGATGAAGACTGAGCACCCGCGAGGGTGCTTTTTCTATGCGCCGACGGGCGTAAAACGTAAAAATTCGCCGCCATCAAGGCGTTAAACAGGAGGATGTAAAATATGGCATTTTCAAGAAAGTTTTTACTGGACAACGGTGTCCCGGAGGATAAGGTCGACGTGATCCTCGCGGAGCGGAACCGGACACTGAAGGACTATGTCCCTCAGAGTGACGTACAGGCGCAGATCGACGCGGCCGTGGAAGCCGCGAAGAAAGAAGCACCTCCGCCTGACGTCAAGACGACAGCCGAGTATCTCGCGCTCGCGGGAGAGAACGCGAAGCTGAAGGCCTTCCAGGGCGACGACTTCGCCAGCGTGAAGGCACCCTACAGGGATATTGTCTGGGAAAAGCTGGACCATGCCGAAAAGCACAAACCGTACACCGAACAGCTCCAGGAGCTGCAGGGCTCCATGCCGGATCTGTTCACCACGAAGGAAGAGCCGACGAAGCCGTCCTTCGGAGCGCAGCCGCAGGGCAGCGTCCCGTCCGGAAAGACCGGTCCGTCCTTCATGGACACATGGGGATTTGTTCCCCAGAAAGGATAATTCATGCCTAACCTTAACTATGCGGCCCAGTATGGCCGTGAACTGGCAAACGCGTACCCGTATCTTTCCTATTATGCCGACCTGTGGAACCAGGGCGAGAGCCAGCGCTTCCGTCCGCTCCGCGGCAAGACCGTTTATATTCCGAGCATGTCCACCACTGGCGCCCGCGCTGTCAACCGCGACCGGATCGACGGCGTGTTCAACCGGAACTTCGACGTGAACTGGGAAGCACACGACCTGCAGATGGATCGCGACTGGGACACCTTGGTCGATCCGATGGACATCGACGAGACCAACGAGGTCGCGACGATCGCCAACGTGACGCGGACGTTCAACCAGTTCCAGAAGATCCCGGAGCAGGATGCGTACATGTCCTCTAAGCTGGCCGGCTTCGCTTCGGCTTTCGGTGGTGTTTCTTTCGCGGTTCTGTCCGCTGCGAACATCCTCGACGAATGGGACAACGCTCTCGCGTATATGACCGATCAGCGCGTCAACCGTGACCGTGTGCGCTGCAAGATGACCCCGGCGTGCTACAAGCTCCTGAAGCAGGCGGCCGGCATCACCAGATTCATCGAGCTGTCCAACGGCATCCAGGACGTGGATCGCAACGTCGCCCGCCTGGATGGCGTACGGATCGAGGAAGTCCCGTCTGACATGATGAAGACGGTGTACAACTTCGCTGTGGGCTGGGCCATTGGTTCCGGAGCAGCGCAGATCAACTTCCTGCTCTATGATCCTATGGCCATCGCTGCCCCGATCATCTACGACACCAGCATGATGTCCGCACCGACCGCTCAGAGTAAGGGCAAGTACCTTTACTACGAACGCTACTACTACGACGTCTTCGTCCTCGCTCAGAGGCAGGCAGGCGTCTATGCACAGCTCGGCGCGGCTCCGACCATCGGCACCCTGACCGTGACCTCCGCTGCTGGCGCATCTGCCGGCGATTCTGTGATCACTGTCTCCGGCCCCGGTATCTACGACAGCGGCGCGATCCAGGAAGGCGTGAAGCTCGTCTACTGTGCAGACCAGAGTGCGGCGATCACCTGCACCTATGGCGCAGTGCCGCCGGTCGCCAACACCTGGACCGAAATGACGGCTAATCCGGCCACGATCGGCAGCCTGACCGCGTCCAAAGTGATCACCGTGGCAGCTGTCAACAAGCAGACCGGCTTCGTAGTGGCTTCCGGCTACGCGACTCAGGTCGTCGGCACCTGATCGAGGAGGTGGACCGGTGGGCCTCGTGACGTATGAGTACTACAGTCAAACGTACATGGGTGAGCCGGTCCAGCAGACCGACTTCCCCAGATACGACGCAAGGGCGGAGGATCTGATCCTCGGCCTGATCAATAAGTCCGCCGCGGACATCCTCGCGATCACGTCCCAGAGCGTCCAGGAGGCTGTGAAGAAGGCGATCTGCTGCCAGATCGAGTACTTCTTCGAGTACGGCCTGAACGTGGCTGTGGCCGGCCGTGAGGGCGGCGGAGGCTTCACCGTCGGGAAGGTATCAGTGAACAACGGAAGCAGCTCCGCGGCTGCTTCCGGATCCCGGTCTATGATCGCTCCGGGTGTCTATGTCTACCTGGGGCGGACAGGGCTGCTCTATCCCGGTGTCCCGACAGTCGGGACGCCCCCGCAAGTCTGGGGGTGGTGGATGTGAGCCTTGCGCCTATTTCGGGGCGTATGCTCCACGATACCGTCGTCTTTAAGGTGCCGACGGGCATGGACCGCTACCAGAACAAGACCTACGAAGAGTACACAGTGAACCACGTCCACCTGCAGAGCTCCAGCGACATCGTGAAGGGGCCCGACAACACGGAGGTGATCCTCCGCGGGGTCCTCTTCGTGGACGCCAGGCGCTCGACGCCGGTGCTCGACCTCTACGCCCTGCAGAAGCAGGCGCTGGAGGTCGGCGACACCATGCGGGCCGTCGTGACGGACGCGAGCGGGACGGAGGTCGGCGACTACGCCGTCCTCGTCGTGGACGATCTGCCGGACGTACCTGCAACACGGAGACACCACTGGGAGCTCGGCCTCGTCTGAAGGAGGTGATCCTAAAAATGGCGGTAATCGTTAAGACGGATAAGGCCAAGTGGACCCAGCTCATGGACCACGCTCTGGGAGTCGCAGCCTATGCGCTCGCAGAGCAGGTCCTGCAGGACAGCGAGAAGTTCGTCCCGTTCTCCGGCGGATCCTCACAGTCCGCCGGAGGGCTGAGGGAGTCCGGGAAGGTCGTCCAGGGAGAGACGACCGGGCAGTTCTACGTAGTCTACGACAGCGTCTACGCGCTTTATCAGTGGTTCGGCGTACGTGCTGACGGATCACACCCGGTGCACCACTACACGACGCCCGGAACGGGGAAGCAGTGGTGCGAGAAGGCGAAGGCGGCCTACGGCGAACGCTGGAAGGACATCGCGCAGAAACGATTCACGGAGGGGCTGAGAGCATGACTTTTATCGACGAGATGATTGACAGAGTGGTGGACCTGGCGGAGATGACTGAGCCCTACGCGTCGATCGTCTTCGGGTCGAATCCTCCGCTGAACGGGATCTGCATGATCCGGAACGGGGGCTACGCGCCGGAGACGCATCTGAACAAGGGCATGATGTACTCCGTCCCGGTCCTCCTGAATGGGAAGCACGAGAACCAGCAGACCGTCCTGGACGCCCTGACGGCGATCCATGAGGTTCTCACGAAACACAACAACTACAGCGACGTCAGCACCGATGCGATCCAGGTGGTGGCCATCACCACGACAGCAGCGCCGTCCGTGATCGGACGGGAGCAGAACAATCAGTGGATCTGCGGGTCCTCTTTTGACGTCTCATTTTACTGGAGGTAAACGACTATGCCTACGGCAGCAGACATTAAGAATTACAAGAAGCCGGAAGTCGCGCCGCTGTACTCCTACAGCGCCGAGATTGACACCACGCCGAGCTCTACCACACCCACGTGGAAGGCGATCTGTGCTGGCTTCGACAACATCGCGGAGGCGCTGAACGAGACCGTGCAGCAGTACTTCTTCCTGTGCGGGAACGGCTTCGCCGCGAACTATGTGACGGGAATCGCGCCCGCGATAACCCTGTCCGGCCGTCGTGTCCACGGAGATGACGCGCAGGACTACATTTTTAGTAAGAAATACGATCTCATGGCGGCACGCGACACGCACTTCCGTCTGAGCCGCACGGACGCGGCGGGCACCAAGACTGCGGTGATCTCCGCGAACGTGACGCTCTGCAACATGACCGACGTTTCCGGCGCCACCAACGACGCGAGCGCCTGCTCCGTCGAGATCCGCTTCAACGGCGTGCCCTTCCAGGGCGACGCGTGGGCGACACCGTAACACAGCAACACAGTAGAACACAGGGGCGGGCCGTGTCAAAGCGGTCCGCCCTTTTTCTCAGGAGGAGACTGATCACATGGCATACACAATTAACCGAAAAGCACACGTAGTGGATGAGATCCATCTGGAGGACAACGGGAAAGAACTGACTGTTAAGGTTGACCTGCAGGTCGAGCGGATCATGCGCGACTATAACGCCGCGTGGGCGAAGATCGGCCAGGCCCAGCAGAAGATCAAAGATCTCAGGACGACCACGGACGGCATGGCCGAGGCGGAGGCCGCCCTGGGCGAGGCCATCATGACACTGTTCGCGCTTCTCTTCGGCGAGGAGCAGGTGCAGGCGATCATGGACTTCTACGGCAGCGCCTATCTCGAGATGCTGGCAGACTTCGTGCCGTACATCTCGGAGAAGATCGTCCCGGCAGTCCAGAAGGCTCAGACGGACCTGATGGCAAAATATAAGCAGTGGACGCGCTGAGGCCTTACGAGAGGCTCCCGGAAGAGGTAGAGCACGAGGGCCGCACCTATCGGCTCAACCTGTCCTATGCCGCCTTCTTCGCGGCAACGGACGCGCTGCAGGACGAGCGCCTGGCACCCGTTCTGCGCCTTGAGACGGCTCTGGGTATCCTCGTTAGGGAACCGGAGCCGGAGCTCTCTGTGGGGCTCCTGGAGGCCATCCTGCGGCTCGTACGCGACGACAAGCGGATGAAGCCCACAGGGCCGAAGACGATGGACCTCACGCAGGACTGGGACTACATCTGCGCGGCCTTTCAACAGGCCTACGGGATCAACCTCTACGCGGACAAGTCGATCCACATCCTCCGCTTCCTGGCGCTCCTCCGGGCGATTCCGAAGGACACGAAGCTGGCGGAGATCATCTCTATACGTGCTGCTGAGATACCTGCACCGAACAAATACAACCAGAAGCAGATCGCAGAGCTGACCCGGCTGAAGGCGCTGTACGCGCTGAGAGGCGACGGAGACAGCCTGCAGGAAGGCTGGGCGAAGCTGTTCCGGATGCTGGAAGCGAGGGCGAAACATGGCTGACGTCGGCAGCGTAAAGTACAAAGTGGAGCTCGACAACTCGGGCCTCGACAAAGACACACAAACCACAGAGAAGACCATATCCTCGAAGCTCGACGCCATCTCCGGGAAGATCTCGAAGTCCTTCGGCTACCAGGTCCTGAAGGACATCGGCAGCGCCTTCCTGAACCTCGGGAAGGAAGCGGTGCAGGGCTTCACGGAAATGTCGAAGGCGGCCCTGGAGTCCACGGCCAGCCTCGAGCAGAACATGGGCGGCGTGGAGACTCTCTTCAAGGGCTCCGCCGACACCGTGATCGCGAACGCGAAGCGGGCCTACACTACGGCCGGCATGAGCGCGAACCAGTACATGGAGACGGTGACGAGCTTCTCCGCTTCTCTGCTGCAGTCCCTCGGCGGCGACACCAAGAAGGCGGCAGCGGCAGCGGATCAGGCGATCATCGACATGTCTGACAACGCGAACAAGATGGGCACGTCGATCGGCTCCATCCAGGCGGCGTACCAGGGATTCGCGAAGCAGAACTACACCATGCTCGACAACCTGAAGCTCGGGTATGGCGGAACGAAGACGGAGATGGAGCGCCTTCTCGCGGATGCGTCGAAGCTCTCCGGCGTCAAGTATGACATCTCGAACCTGAACGACGTATATGAGGCGATCCACGTCATCCAGGGCGAGCTCGGGATCACAGGCACGACGGCAGCGGAAGCGTCCGCGACCATCGAGGGCTCCATGAACGCGGCGAAGGCCGCATATGATAACTTCCTGAACGGATCTATATCCGGCGAGGAGTTCGCGGAGACGCTGGCCGTGGCTGCGGAGAACGTCGCCTCGAATCTCGCGGTCATCATCCAGAATTTCGCGGACCAGCTTCCGGGCATCGTGGCCGTCGTCTCTGAGCGGCTGCCGGGCCTGCTGGCGACGATCGGCCCGCCGATCCTGGACGCGCTGGGGGCAGTCGCGAAAAGCGCCATGACCGTCGGCGGAGATATCGCGACATCGGTCGCGGATGGGATAAAGGAGCACGGCCCGGAGATGATCCAGAAGGGCGTGGAGCTCATCGCTGATCTGATCAGCGGGATCAGCGGCTCCATCCCAAACGTTATGAGCACCACCACGCAGGTGATCGTGCAGATGCTCGCGGCGATCCAGCAGAACCTGCCGCAGCTCGTGCAGTCCGGGATCCAGCTCGTGAGTAGTCTGGCTGACGGTCTGATCCAGAACGTCCCGGTCATCCTCGCGGCGGTCGGGCAGTTGATCCTGTCCCTGCTGGGCGAGATCATAAACCACCTGCCAGAGATTCTGGAGAAAGGCAGCGAGATCGTCGGAAAGCTGGCGGAGGGCCTGATCAAGGCCATCCCGAAGCTCCTCGATGGGATCGGGCAGCTCCTCGCCCAGGCGAAGGATGCCTTTTTGAAAACAGACTGGGCCGGGATCGGGCGGAACATCATCGACGGCGTGGTCAACGGCCTGAAGGCCGCAGGATCCAATCTTTTTAACGCCATGAAAAACATGGCCGGAGATGCGCTGCAGGCCGCGAAGGATACGTTGAAGATTAACAGCCCCTCGAAGGTCTTTGAAAACGAGGTCGGCGAGAGCATCCCGGAAGGTATGGCTCTCGGTGTAACGAAGAACGCCGGCATGGTCACGGATGCGGTCGCCGGGCTGGCTGACGGCCTCGCGGTTGATGCGGATCTACACCTTCCGGACATGAGTGGGATCGGTGAGGACCTCGGC